TTGTCAATCATCTGCTTGATTCCCTCCCTGTCCTCTCTCCACCTGATAGCCACCTTTTCCTCCTCCAGATGCTGTCTTATGGTCTTGCCGAAAACAACCTTTTGTAGCACCTCTTGCGCTATACTCACCCCGCACTCTCCTGCGCCGTTGTGGTTTTTCAGCCTTTCCAAAAACTTTCCGACAACCTCTGCCTTTGCGTTCTTATATACGTTTAGCTTCTTCCTGTCAAATTCTACCTTCGATTTTTCCGATGCAGACGCCTGAGACATGAACTTCACAGCCCCTGGGAAGAACCCCTCGAAAATCCAACCTATGCCAACGCCGTCATAGATGAAGTTCTTATTAGGTACTCCTTCTCTTGAAAGGTGCCTCTGCGTCCATTGCAAAAGCTCGTTTGGTTTTAATCCCTGCGTGGCGTGAACCCCGGTAATGTGGTATCCATCCCATATCCACAACACTACCTTGTCGGCATTGTCTCCGCTTCCGGCAACGTCAAGCGATGCGAACATCTCCCCGGTTGTCTGGTGCGAGTTTTTGAACATCCTTTGCAGGTCTGCATCGGAAATAAGGCTGTCTCCAATGTCCACCCTTTTCCAGCAGGCTTTTGCGTAACGCCCTTTCATCTCGTTGGAGCCCTTTAATAGTTTTCCATAGTACTTCACCCCGCCAGATTTCATCAGGTGCTTGTTCTCGCTTATGTCACCTTCGAATACCGTTATGGATTGTATCAGGTCGAGCGGTGTTCCGAACTCGGCCATCTTCTCGTTCCAGTGTTGTGCTATGTGTGTTTTCGACTGCTCATACACTTCCTCTTTCGTGGCTCCCCAGTGTGATTCGGTAATATCGTCTCCCCACTGGTAGAAGTACCTTTCAACTCCGTTCCTTTCGGGGATATGGTAGCCTGTTTCTGGGTCAATCCACCAGCTTATGAGTCTGGCAATCCAACTTTCCGGGTCGGCGTTGCATGTTCCGAGTATTTGAGTTCTATCTCCCGTGGTGTTACGCAGGCTTGAGAAGATGGCATTAAACCTGTCTTCGGAAATCTGTGTCACCTCGTCGATGATGGCATCGTAGTATTCTTTTCCCTGTATGGATTCCGCAAAGTCTTTTTCCGATGCGGAATAGTTTCCAAACACAATCCTTGCCCCGCTTTCAAATTTCCATGTCTGACTCTGTATGCTTTCGAGATACGTTCCGAACTGTCCGAAAACCTCCTTAGACCTGTCGGCAATACCTCCGGCACCCTGACTGTCCTTTACCATCTTTCGGAAGTAGATAGCCCTGTAGTACGGCTTGTGGATGTGTGGGAGAGCCCTGTATAGCATGAGGTGTGTTTTTCCGACACCCCTGTTACCAACGTATATCACTATATCTGATGTGCAGAGGAACGCCTCCGTTTGCGAACCGTCATTCAGCCGCATCCCGTCAAATTCCTCCTGCCAGTCAAGTATCTCCATCTACAAACTTTATTTGCGTTTTACAAATGTCAAATATACCTATTAAATGCTTGTGTTACACGACATGCACCGAACGGTTGTGAATCAATCACCGACAAACAGGGCTTGTGCTATTGCAAACTATTGTTAAAACAAGTATAAATCTATACCTTTACTTCATGTTTTTTTATTAACTAACTTATTATTAAAAGTATGATTCAGAAAACGGAAATCCTTGAAAGCCTCAAGGAAAAGTATGCGAAAAACTCGCAAATCAGTGAACGAACAATAAACGAGGTGTTGGAAACCCTGATGCCTATTGTGACAGAGGAAACGTCCGCGGAGGACTTCCTCAAGATTGCAGACCCTATTTTCAATACAATCGCAGGAAACGTGAGAAAAGACGTAGCAGATGCTCTCAGGAAAGCCAAGGAGACAAAGCCCGCTCCTAAGGACGAACCGAAGAAAGAGGAAGAACCTCAAGATGATGACGAACCCAAATGGGTAAAATTACTCATGCAGAAAATTGAGAGCTACGACCGGCGATTTGCGGAAGAGGACAAGCGCAGAGCCGCCGAACAGGTGCGAAAAAGTGCCTTTGCAAAGGCTAACATCTACCCGCAGAACGTGCTCGAGGCTGCAGCGGACGGTTTTGACTTCAGTCAGGAAAACGCAGAAGCTGAATTTATCGAGAAAGTTGCGAGGACGGCTGGCTGGTTCGGGATTGTACCCGAAAAGAGAGAACCCAGGGACAAGAAACCGACATTCGACGCACTAAGGGCGGAGCTTGATGCGCAAGCAGAAATGATTAACTAACATTTAAAATTGATTGATTATGAGTTTTAATACTTACGGACAAAAAACCCATACTTCTAAAGCACCTGTTCAGGTGTGGGCTGAGGTTTCGGGTGTAAAGCATGGCGGAGGCAGCATTGACGGCTTCTCTTCGCTTGCGGTGGGAACCGTCATTCCCGCTGGCATTCCCGTGGCTCTCGATGCCGCTGGCGGAACCATCAAGCCTATTTATTTCTATGAGCTGGCTAAACCATTGCTGGCTACGGATACCGAGGCAATCCTTTACGGGGCTGCCCCTCTTGTTGCTACCGGTGGATACTTAATTGTAGTTCCTTCAGCAATTGCAGGAACTGGAACTGGTGTTGCTTATTCTGCCGCTGTTGATAACGGTGACGGAACTCACACTATTACTATTGAGGCTAATGCCCTCGGAACCGCCGCCGCAGGCACTATCTATGCGGAAGCCGACAAGGCCGGGGCAGGTGCTGTAGTTAAAGAAACGGCTGTTCCTGCCGGATTGTTGTGGCATGATGTTGTAAAGGAAGATGGCGACACCGTTGGAACTGGCGCCGTCGTTGATGCTGGACGAATCTTTGAAGATAGAATCCCTGCTATCCCCGCAGCCTACAAAGCCGTATTACCAACCATTAAATTTGAGAAAGGAATCTAAGCTATGTGGACAGGAGAAAAATCATTTTATGACATTTTAGCCATGGCAGCGGGTAGTTCTGATTCCTACACCCTGCAAGCATTCGTTGACACGTTCAAAGACCAGTACAACAAGCTGGACACATCAGGTTTTGCGTTTGCTCCCATGCAGCCCGGATTCTCTTTCGAACAACTGGAAAAAGAGTACAGTATCAATGCTATGGCAACATACGTTGACCTGAACTCTCCCGGTACCCCCATCTCTTTCGAGGGCGAGTCTCTCTCCAGGGGAAAGATACCGAGAATGAAAAAGTACGCTGCATTCGACGAAAACCAATATCGCCAACAGCTTATTCTTAATTCTATCCAGCAGGATTTCGGGGTTAACGCTCAACGCACCCTGCTCGGAGCGGTAAAGAAGCTGATTGATGCCCACACCAACTCCCTTACTTATCAGAGACACCAGATGGTGTCGACTGGCAAGCTGGAGTTGACCGAAAACAACAACGCCGGCGGATTCAAGGCAACCGTATTTTCAGCAAACATTCCGGATGCAAACAAGGTTGAAAAGACCGGAACTGCACGATGGTGGTATGATAACGGTGGTAGTTACGCCGAAGGTTCGGCCGCCGACCCTATTGCCGACTTGAAAGCTCTTGCTGCCGCAGCAGAAGAAAAAGGCTCCGCCTTTCACTTCGAGGTTGACAAGCTGACATTCAAGAAAACCCTTGCACAGACATCTGTTGTCAAGGCTATCGGTTATCACATGTTCCCGGCAGCCGCTTCAGACGCCATCGCTTCAAACGTTGCAAAGAACGCCGGCGAAGAGGGTAGAAAGGCAGCTCTCGAAGCAATCATCGGATTCCCAATCAAGGTTATCGACAGTCTCTCTCGTGTTGACAAGTACGACAAGTCTAAAAAGGCTGTAGTTGGCACTGACGTAAGGTCTTTCGCTCCAGATGTATGGGCGCTTGTTCCCGACGGTCAGATTGGAGAAATCCTTTCCGTTGTTCCGATAAAGGTTGATCCGCAGGGCATATATGCCGACTACTACGGTGGTCGCCTGCTCATGTCTTACGAGTACAAGACCATGTTGAAAGAACAGCGCATCGAAACCGAGATGACTGCTTTGGTTGTGCCTGACAAGCCCAAGTACATGTGGATTTTGAAAGTAACCGCTAACTCTTGATGATATGACTATTTCCGAGTTTTTAAAGGGCAGTTTTGATTTCACATTTTCGGATGCGAACATCCTTACTGTCCTTACTCGGAGAGGTGTCTCCGCTGACGAGCCGTTTGAAAACGTAAGCGAGAAAATCAGGGATTTGGCAACCGCCGACCTGTACATGATTCTTGCAAGTGCGGCTTCTGGCGGTGGCAGAAGGGTTCAAAAAGGAAATAGGAGCGTGAGTGAGCGCACCTACCAGTTTGGGGTATATGACAGACGTGCGTTCAGGGAAATGGCTAACCATCTCTACGCCAAGTGGGGTGAAAGCGCCTCCGTCTCCTCGTCCGCACGGTTTGTCCATTTAAGAGGGGATTGACGATGGTGGATTATCCAGATTCATGTGTTATAGGTCGCTCTACGGGCGAGGTGGACAGCAACGGTGTTGAGACTTTCACCGAATTGTATAACGGTGTATGTCTGCTGGAAATATCAGGACAGACCAGATACGATGGCTTCCAGTTCGAACACGAGCCGATACTTTTCATTCCAGTGAACAACGTGATCTTCGAGATTAACGACAAGGTTACGGTTACCACATGGAACGGGAGGGTGACAACATACACTGTAAAGGATTGGGAGGCTATCTACGACGCTGATTTCCCCGAGTTGAACGACACCTGTATATGGTTGAAAGATGGCACAAATTGACTTTAAGGAGTTCTACAGGGATATAGACATGTTGACTGAAAATATACTTGTCGATACGGCAGAGGCCGTGATAAGGTATATCGAAAGTTCGGACGTGATCCCCGTTGACACCCACAACTTGAAAGACAGTACGGGCGTCGGGGTATATCGCAACGGAACACTGAAGAAGTTTGTAATGCCACGAAAGGCGAAAGAGCCACGGATAATCAACTGGGTGGCGATATGGGGTGAAGACATGATAGACCACGTTCTTAACACGGGCATGAGCAACTACGGAAATGGAGACCACATCGTCCTGTTCTCGTCAATGCCCTATGCGGAAGATGTTGACAGCAGCGGAAGAAACAGTGGGTTCTTCACCGACATGCTATCTACTGAGTTCGAGCTTATTCTCGATGAAATAGTAAAACTATACGGGAAGAAATCATGAAGTTGTCCGACATTAACCCTACTGGCGTTTTGAAACAAGTCCTCACCGACTATGGAGTGACACAGAAAATCTATACTGGCGACAAACCTACAAGTGGGTTGCCAGACGAATACATTGAACTGCGACAGAATGGCGGGTTGAAAACCAACCTGACCAAAATGGGCTTGGTGCAGGGATATGTTCTCTTATCCATCAACGTAAAACTACTAACCACGGGTGGAAGAAACACCGTGCGGGAAAACATCATCCTATCGACATTTGACGGGCTTTTCAAGGATGGTGCGGCAGTGAGCAGCGATGGATACGTATTTTCTCTCGACCCTGGAAACATCGTCTATTCCGGCGGTGGTATCTACGAGGGGTACAGTACAAAACTAATTAACATAACCTTTAGAAAATCATAATTATGGCAATAGGTAAAATTGAAGCATTAAACAAACATTTTGTTGGACAATCCGACATTATAATGTTTGACAAGCCTGCGGACTACGCAACGGCTAAATTGTCCACACTGGCAAACCCCAAATCGCTGGGGCACATCAAGCTGGACAGCACAAGTTTCACAGGAGAAGCTGCCAGCCTTGAACCGTTGAAAAACGAGAAGGGCAAGATCTACTACAACCTGACTACCGAGGGCACGTTCGGGTTTGAGTTCTTCGCAGCATCCACATCAAGTGAAATGTTAACAGAGTTCTTCGGGGCTGAAACCATCTCCGACACCTTTACGGGTGATAACGGAATACCGGCGTCTGCAACCGTTCTCGGGCTGATGCACAAACCCGCTATTCTGGAAAGACCGATAATGATTGTCAACGACACGGCAGACCGCTCCATCATCATTCCAAGAGCGAAAATTGTCGCCAACCTTGAAATGGACGGGAAGGAAATTGGTATTCGTGTGAATGTTTCCGCAGAAACTATCGACACGGTAAACCTGAAAACGGTAATGTTCGTAGATGGAGAACTTGCTTACACTTAATTAGGGCGGGGGTTGATTCCCCCTCTCTTTTGACTTTTTTATTATGGACGAAAAAGATCTACTAAAGATTGCGCACAGGATTGAACGGGGTGACAAGAAGTCTGTCACTGTTCTCGGCAGGACATTCAGGATTGGAGACACCAAGCGGAATATCCTCAATAAGATAAACGACATCCAGTTAAGGGTTAAGTTTTTCAGCAAGGACGAAAGTGTAAAAGGAATGAGGAAGAGGCTGAGATTCCTTAACACTGCCGATGCAAGGATTGCCAGTCTGCTTCTATTGAACGGATGGGCTAACATCCCCTTGCTTCATGCTATTCATTGGCGTATCATAAACAGATTGTACACGACCGAAACACTTAGCGCTATCTTGGCTACTGGGTTGAACGATAACGAGACGGCTTTTTTTTTGAAGAATTGCGTGCTCGCGGAAAACACGTTGATGACAAGGCTGATGATGATAAAAACGTCATAAGGAGCAAGTTTCAACTATCGCTTGATAACCCTACCATGATGGAGATTTATCCCTATGGCGGGGTTTTAGCTTTTTTAAACTACCACTTCATCGATGGGGTAACAAAACAGAACCTGATGCTATACGACAAGACGAGATACATATACGGAGACAAGAAAGCCATACAGAAATCGACCACAAGGACATCGAGCGAAGATGCCAAGAAAAAGGTGGCACGTTTCGGTATCGGTATCGAGAGCGACATGGACAAGGTAAGAAAAGAAATAGGAGATTAAAACATGTTAGAATACGGCATAAACTTTAACACGAAAGACGGTGCTGCAAAGGCACAAAAGGAACTTGAGGCCTTACACAAGAGGTGGCAGAAGATTTTCGACGAAGCCCCGCTTACCGTTAAATTCAGCAAGATAGATTTTGACAAGCTGGTGAGAAGCGGGAGCATGAACAAGATAGCCAAGGACGCACAGTCTATTGGTGAACAGATTCGCAAGATGCGTGCAGAGTTCAGGGGACTTACCGTTGACGAGGCGAGGGCTGGCGCAGGCTCGAATATTATCGAGAGGTACAGGAAGTTGAAAGCCGAAGCTGGAATATATGCAGGTACTTTAGATCAGGCGGTAAAAGCGCAGGATAGACTTGCCGCTGAATCAGATAAGGCAACGGGTGCTATCCGGCGACAGAACAGGGAGTTTAAGAAACAATCGGAAGTTTTAACGCAGCTGAAGTCGTATGCCATGAACTTCTTATCTGTTTATGCGGGCATTAGGATGATAAAAAACCTCGCCACCATCACGGGTGAGTTTGAGATGCAGAAAACCTCAATACAGGCAATCCTTCAAGACGCAGAGAAGGGCGCTGCGATATTCGAGAGAATCAAAGAACTTGCCGTTATCTCTCCGTTTCGGTTCAAAGACCTTATTTCTTATACCAAACAGTTATCTGCGTTTTCTGTTCCTTATGAAGAACTGTACGACACAACCAAGATGCTCGCCGACCTATCCGCGGGTCTCGGTGTTAGCATGGATCGGTTAATCCTTGCCTATGGTCAGGTTAGGAGTGCGGCTGTCTTACGTGGGCAGGAATTGCGCCAGTTCACAGAGGCGGGGATTCCCATTGTAGAAGAACTCCGGCAGAAGCTATCCGAAGCGAACGGGGAGCTTGTAACCACGGGTGATGTATTTGACTATATCTCCGCAAGAAAAGTGCCGTTTGAGATGGTGCGTGACATATTGACTGAGATGACCTCGGAGGGTGGCAAGTTCTACAAGATGCAAGAGGTGCAAGCCGAAACATTAAAGGGTAAAATCGCCAACTTAACCGACGCCTTCCAGATTATGCTTGCTAATATTGGCGAAAAAGACGGTGGCTTGATGAAGGGTGCTGTCGACGCCACGAGGGCGCTGATTGAGAATTATGAAACAGTCGGGAGAGTCATTGGTAAACTCGCAGCCACATATGGGGTCTTAAAGGTTGCGACGGTTATGTCCACTTTTGCCACAATGGGGGATGTGGCTGCAATAAAAGC